TTCTCTATCGTTCTCTCCTCATCAACCCTACCGGGCTACCGCAGAAGAATGCCCGTCGCTATCGCTCGCCCCTATCGGGGTACGCTACCGCTAGGACGGTGCGGCGACTGATGCTGAAACTTGAAAAGCCCTGGAAGGGTTTCTCGTTCATATCAAGCTTTATTGCCAATTTTCTTATTTTTGGTACGCTCACTTGGCTTATAGCAAATTCATTGAATGTCAGCCTTCTCAACACACTCCTCATTGCTCTCGCAGTTTCATTTCCAATGGCACTAATTTCAAGGGCAATCAGCAGGCAAGAAGCAGCGAAAAATAACTGGGTTTCTGTCGAAGAATTCCCGGAAGAATCTGACTCCGATCCGATCGAAATGACAGGAACTCGCTATTTCTTTCTTTTCATTTTTGAAGGCATCGTTTTTTCTTTTTTCATAGGCTGCTTTGCAAACCTATTCTCGTATTGGGGACGACCGCCCCACACCCAGGAGACACCCCCCGTACCGCTTCTACCTCAATTCACAATCTCTCTTATTGATACGGTTTTCTTCTTCATTTGGAGACTGCGTGTTAGGCGTACAAAGAAGGCTGACAAAGAAGCTGCTTGGGCTGCAAGGAGTGCAGAAGGGCAACGCAAAAGTAGGGAAGATAAAGAGGAACAGGCGCGACGGGACGAAAAATTTGAGCGCGACCGCGTCGCCGCCCATGAGGCTTACCTTCGGAACTCGGAAAAAGAAAGTATCGCAACTCAAAAACTCAGGAAGAGCCGGGCTGACGAGGTTGCTGAGCTTGAAGAGGAGCTTGCTCGGCTCAAATTAATCCCAAGCGAGGCGGAAGCTGATGAGCAAGAACCCTGACGATCCGGAAGATTGGGACGACTATGTTGCAAGAGTCATCGCACCCAAAATGCCCAATTCTCTAAGTTTCTCTAGGAAGAGGGTGTTTGCTGAAGAATATCGAAGCGAGTGGGAACGGCTAGAAGAACAAAAGCGCCGGAACAGAGTGAGCCGTAAAGATGTAGAAGCCGAGGAGCACGCAAAGACTGTGGAGCGGCTCAAGATAGAGATCGAGCGACAAAAGGAGCGGATCCGCCGCGATGAATTGAAAAGGCGCGAGCGTGAGCAGCGCGATGCCCAGCGCAAAGCGGACCAAGAAGCGAAAGAAGCAGAAAGGAAAGCCGAGAAGGAAGCAGAACAGGAACGACGTGATCCCACGCCCGTATTCCTACGGGAGCCGCCGCTCATCCCAGACGAAATCCGTAGCAAGCATATTTATGTGCCGGGTGGCACGCAGCGGGGCAAATCCACCCAGCTTCATAGCATTATTTATAACGACATCATGCAGGGGAACGGCGTCGGCGTTTTAGACCCGAAGCGCGATCTCCTCCGCTTGATAGTCCATTCCCTGCCCGAATACCGAGTGGTGGACGGCGAACGTCGGCGCATCATTGATGACGTTGTTTATCTCGATCTCAAAACGCCCGTGCCGCTCAACTTTCTCGATCGCGACCCTGAAGAAACCGAACGCGTGGTGAATGACCTCATTTACGTCGTCACGAAAGGCGACGAAACTCTCAAGGCTGCCTCACCACTGCTTGAAAAAATCATTCGAGCATTTCTCCTCATTCCCGATACCACGATCACGGACATGTACCGCTTCATCGCCTTCAAGAGTTGGAGAGACGACTTTCTCCTAAAGCTGTCATTGGTGGAAAAAGAATTGGTTGAAATGTGGAAGCCGTTCCCAAAGGAAGGCGTTGCCACGCTTGAGAGGCGGTTGAGCGCCTTCTACAACAGTCCCTTTCTCAAGGCTATCTTCGACGCCCGCACACCGCCGCTCGATCTTGCTTCGATCATGGACCAAAAGAAAATTCTCCTCGTAGATCTTTCCCCTCCAAGAGATAAGAATGCGCAATTTTACGGTTCGCTGCTCATGGCGCAAATCGCTTCTGTGATAAATCGTCGCTCAGCCATTCCGAAATACAAACGAACCCCATTCTTTCTCCACGTCGATGAATTTGAGCTTTGCCAGACCGAATCCTTTGCAGATCTGCTTTCTGTGGCGGGAGGGCTTGGACTCCGGCTCACGCTCGGGAATCAATACCTAGACCAGGTGCTTTCGACAAACCTCAAGGCCATTCTCGGCAATAATCCCACCTACATTTTTTCCAAATCAGCAAAGACGATGCCAATCAATTTAGTGACGTCATCTCACCATATAAGCCCCCGCGCCTTGTGCAACTTGAACCATTTCAAGCTTGCTTCAAAATTGGCTCCGCCTCACCGATATTCGCACGAACAAAGCGCATCCACGTCATGTCAGAAAATGATGAGGACGATGCTAACCTGATGCTCGATCAATTGCGTGCGCACACCATTGAGCGTTATCGCGCAGATACTTCCGCCCAAAGCGGCCAGAAACGCACTGTGGACAACGAGGCTTTACATTCCCCGGCGGTACGTCATAGTGAATGGAATGGCAGTACAAACACCAAGTCGGAGGACATCGAGCCCACCGGCGCTCCCGGGGATAAAACTCTATAGCACAAATAGAAAAGTTCTCGAACTCCTCGCTGAGTACTTTTGCCTCCGCACAAACGACATCGCGGAACTCATCCGTGGCCACGCTCCGAACCCCAACGACAAGCGTTCAGTCCGTCAGACCCTCACCGTCCTCCTGAAGGCCGGTGTTGTGGCCCGGCTTCCCTACCTCGATCTCGATCGTGTCTCGGGCAGTGTTCATTATGCCTGGGGTCTTTCAGACAAAGGCGTGGAGTTCTGCAAGTCCCTATGGCCGCTCGCCAAGACCTTCGACGAACATTCCCAGCGGACTCTCGACCACGAGCTTGAGATCTCGTTCTTCCACGCCGCGCTCGAGAAATTCTGCCTGAAGCACAAATTGAAACTCTATTGGCAACAGTCTGACTTGAAATGCACTGTCTCCCCCGATGCGATGTTCGGCATCACTGACCCGCAGAAGCCTAACGGCAAAAACACCCTGTACTATTTCCTCGAAATGGAGCGCGCGAAGATCGGTCATTACCGCGACGGCGAACCTTCGATCATGCGAAAGCTCGGGAAGTATTACGCATATTACGGGACCGACGCGTGCGAAAAGGAGTGGCAGGATTTTCGGCAGTTCCGCGTGGTCGTCGTGCAGCGCACGCACGAACGCCGCGAGAATCTCTTGAAGGAACTCAATAAGCAGTTCAATCACCGGATGTTTTGGCTCACGACAGAGCGTGGATATAAAGATGACATTGCTGGGGGAATTTTCAGGACACCGAGGGACTTTACTACGACGACTTACTCGTTCAACGGAGTGTCTACCAAGTGATTATGTCCGGCGCCTACAGATTTTTTTGTTGCTATGAAAGGTGATTAGAGCTAGGATGATCTCCCCGCAAAAATCAGCATTTGGTGTCGGTGTTGATTCTCGATTCTCCCGAGTCTGCCGACACATGAGGAGGAATCGTGAGGAAGTTACTGGTTATATCTCTGTTCCTATGCAGCGCAGGACTGCTGTGTGCACAGACGCAATGCAAGCCGACGGTGACTTGGATTCGAACCGACTTTGAAAACGGGGTTGTTTACGACGGTGATCACATGGCGTCCCTTAAGAACGAGTGGGAAATCGATAATTTACACACGTTCGTCAATTTCGATGATGGCACTCCCAAGGCGGAAGTGCACAACACTGCCCAACAGGCAAAGTTCCCCACACCTGCCAGCGTCTATTACATCCCGCCAATACCGGGCCACAAATACACAGAGTCCAAAGAATATCATCCGGTGATTACAACTGTTTACCATTGCTCCCATATGAATCCAGGTGATGGAACATTCGATGCGGCTGCTACGGTAAAAGTTCATGATCGAACTCCGCTTAACACAATCCAGGCACCGGATCGCGTAACAGCTGGGAAATCGTTTTCGGTGCAGGCAATATCAAATGACACCGCAAGCAAAGCGGGTATCCGCATCGATCTCACATTAGAAGATCACGATAAAATTGCAACACTTCCATCCGGCGCTATTTCCATTCCTCCTGGCCGCAAAGTAACGACATTCTCTATCACCACGAAGAAGGTGAGACACCCGACTCGGATAACTATCTCTGCCTCGACCATTGGGAGGCCCTTCACAAAGACAGTGACTGTAGTCCCATAATCTCGACAATTGCCGGAAACTCTTCATAATGAAATGAATCGCTGGTAAAACAGCGGGGCCGGAACTTCCGGCACTATCCGTCCCTCGCCGCTATCTCGGGCTGTAATCCAGTCTTTGATGGTGGCGGCGACGGCGGCATAGCACTGTTCAGTTTTCCATTCTCCGACGATGTCGCTGTAATGATTCCATCCTGTGCGGCTGTACCGCGCTGTCGCCCCTCACTTTTGCAGCGAATTGGCTTCTTTCAAAATGCGATTCGGGTCGAAGGACTCCAGGCTGGACATGACACGGTTCATGTGGACGCGCCTCACACACCGGGCAAAGCACAATGAGGGAAGGATCTTCCAGAACCGGCACATCCATTTTCATAGACAATCCACCTAATCCAGCTATTTATGTCCATCAGTATCGGAAGGGACTCGATAACGAATCACGAGTTCTCAATAGACAGTACGAAGCACATATCAATTGAGGGGATGTCCGGAATGGGAAAGTCCACCCTGCTCGTCAATCTTTTTATTGAAAATCTGCGCCAGGGTAACGGCGGACTTTTTATTGACCCTCACGGCGATACCGCCGACCAGATCGCCAGGCTGATTCCCAAAAGTCGGATGAGGGATTTCATCTGGATTGATCCGGATGCTTCGCTCGTGCCCCCGTTCAACCCGCTCCATTTCAACTCGCCAGAAGAATTGGAACTCGGGAAAGAATCTCTATTCACCACGTTCAAATCCCTCGCCGGCACCGCGTGGGGCGATGAATCCGCGCGGGTCATTATTAACGCCATCGACGCAGTCTGCGAATATTATGACCACCCGACGCCGGTCCACATCTTTCGATTCATGGCCGATGACAAGTTCCGAGAAAAGATTTTGGCCGCGACCGAAAACCCCTTGCTTCAAATGTTCAAGGAGCAGTACGACGAAAAACTGCGGGACTCGGAACAGATGTCAAAGTTCTCGCCGCCGATCAATAAGGTGGGAAAATTGCTCCGGCCGTCCATCATCCCAATCATCGGCCAGCCCAAGTCTCTCGACTTTCTAGAGATCATGAACAAGAAGAAGATCGTCGTGTGCCGATTTTCGAAGGGCCGCCTCGGAGAAGAGATCGCCCAGATCCTCGGGTCTTTGATCGTTTCGATGGTCTCCATTTCTGCACTCAAGCGGGAAAAGCAGAAGTCCCGGCCGCCCTTCATGCTCGTGGCTGACGAGGTTCACAATTTCGTCCACGGCGGGAGATTCGGCACGCTCCTCGCTGAATCCCGGAAATATGGCATCACTCTGGTCCTGGCTTCGCAGGGGATGTACCAGCTCCCTTTTGCGAAGGACGTCTTTTCAAACTGCCCCACGCAGATCACATTCAATGTCTCCGGAGAGGACGCCCAGGCGATTCAGGAGAATTGGAACGAAGAGCAGGTGCAGGCGACGCACATCACTTCCCTGCCTCGATACCAGTTTTATTGCCGCACATTCGCGGATGATCTCCCGCAAGCCCGGCGCATAATCGGCTGGCCTACGATCCAAAAGCGCGGTGATGAAGCTAACCCGACGAAGTTGATTAAAGCGTCTCTGATGCGGTATGGCTCAAAGAGAAAAGACGTGATCGAGAAGATAAATCGCTTCCTTGCGGCTTGAGCGTAACGTGCGTCCGTACCTGACGATAATTGATGCGCGCTCCGACGACTTTCAATACATAATCGTTTCCATGATGCTTACGATAAGCCGCGCCGAGCGATGGACATTCGAAGGTATCATTGTTGCGGAAGCAGGGGATGGTAAACAATTAATTACCAAAAACATGAATACTTCAAATCTTTCGTTGGCTAGTAGGAAGTCTCTTGCCGACATGTTAAGCGATCGTTACGACGGCATTCGCTATAAAGCGAAGCGCAAATGGGGCGAGAAAGCCGACCTTCTTCGCAACTCCGTACTCGAGGAGTTTGCGGAGAAGAAAGGAGCAACTACAGTGTTACGGCAGATCGAGGCTGGAAGCAAAAAGCTTCAGGACTTGAAGCTCGAACTTCAGCAGCTTGGCTTTGAACTCCATGGCGATCGCCTACGCACTTGTGGAAGCTTCAATGCTCTCGACAAATTAGTGGAACAGCGTGTTGAGAAGGAGATCGGCTCTTGCGCTGACATTGACGCCCGCTTTGAGAGTGCCCAAATAGCGATGATGACAGTTCCAACACTTGAAGACGCTAGGAAACTGTTTGAATCAGTCGTGAATTAGTACAAATTAACCGCCATTCCCTGCAACGCGACCGCCATCATAAGGAGGCACCATTACTACCCTTGAAACAGTCCAGCAGTTGAAACAGCAAGCCATAGATTTACTCCTCAATGAGCGGGAGCAAATTGATCGGGAACTTTCCAAGCTCGGGCATGGCGACGGCCAAATCAAAAAGCGCCGTGGCCGTCCACCCAATATCCAATCGCCGCAAGAAAAAGCCCCCGAACCGTAGGGGGCTTTAATTATTTGGCGGCTTTTTTGCCAGCGTTGTAGCTTGCCACCAGTTTGTCTTTGACTGCCTTCAGGATGCGGTTGAAATAATCGTCTCTGTTCTCTCCCGCCTCCACTGTAACCAGATCATAGAACCAGGCATCAATAGATGCCATGTACTTGACGCTATCGCCCGAAATGCTACCGTTCTGGTTAGAACCTTGCATTTCGGTTTTTGGTTCTTGTTTCCGCCCCTGCTCCATGTGAGTAGGGGTTTTTGTTTCTTCGATCCCGTACCACACAGAGAGCTTGAGGGCCGCGTCTTTTTCCCGGCATCCTTCCATCAGCGCGACGAAGTTGATCACATCACCACCGCGCTTCCCGCCGTTGTTCGCATTGCAGGAATCAGAGAAACAGATGAAATAGTTGCCCCGCAGATTCACGGAGAACGATTTGGAAGTGTCGCCCCTTTTGTGTGTCGGCAACGGACACGCGCACACGGCATAATCGGTCTTGTATCTCAAGGCGATCTTGTACCGCGCCAGAACATCGGTGAGTTTGATTTCCTTTATCCTGGAAAAATCGAGCATACTCGCGCTCCCAGTGGAAAAGCCCCGCAACGCGCGAGGCTTTTTGGTTTATCGGGGTTCGTCCCGTTCGTTCTGCTCCCGAATGTTCACGTTGAGATGTGGAAGCATATAGAGCTTCACGTTGAGTGAGTTGTCGCGATTACGAAACGCCACGCCAATTTCACGCCAGTATTTTTTGTCGCCGCCATTGTCTTCAATGGCATAGACTTTGAGCGGTTTCTCTCCGGGCATATTCCCTCCAGTTGTGAATGAACTGAACTACCCAATCACTTTAGGAAACTGTCAGAAATGCACAAGACGCGGCCTGGGGATAACCTTCTCTGGGCAAGTCGTTGGAGGTGTGCTTTAGTTAGCTCAATGGCATCGCTCGCATACTACGAAAGGACGTTCGGAAAGATAGAAGGCCGGAATCGCTATAACGCCTTTCACAGGGAATATAAAAAGAAGAATCGCACGAAGATCAATGCGGCACGCAGAGCGGCTCGGAGGGCGCATAAACAGAGGGCTTGACAGGGTATTGGGTTATCCCCAGTTTCGTTTGACGGGTTACGCCAATTTGCTATTGTTAAGGGGCAGTCAGGATGGTTCGTTGATGGGGGAGCTGTGAGTAGTGGCCTGAGGGTTCTGTATTTCCACTAGATGAACCCAACACGAGCGGCGCGATTTCTATAGAAGTTTCTACGCTCTGTTTCCCCACCAGCGAATCATCTAAAAGGTCGAATAATATAAACCAATTAATAAAAGCGTGAACGACACAGAATTGATCAGCGATGAGATTCAATACCTGAGGCCCCGCACCAAACATCCAGTGCGAACCTACATCTACGAGATGTCAGTGATTGCAGGAATCGCGGTGATCGTGGGAACCACCTTGTGGTGGAGCTGGAATAGATAGAACGGTTGCATTCGGGAGGGAAAGGGTCGGAAAGATTTGGTTAGCGGTTCGAATCCGCCATTCGATCCCCAGCGAGAAGTCCGCAACGGTTCCTCGCACCTTCCCGAATATCGGGAAATAAATTAAATCGATTTTCACGAGCATGGATATTTTCGAATCAATTTGCGTCATCATCATCCTCAATACCGGTTTCGCTCTATATTGGAGTTTTCCCTGGCATAGCCCACTCAAGTGGATTGGATATGTTCTTGGGCCAGTATTCCTCGGGTTCATCCTCGGACGGTTCGCAAATAAACCTAACAATCAACATCGTGGATAACGACGAAATCATGGAGATGCTCGCCGATTATCAGATGAAGCACGGCGAGCCTCCGACGGAAGCAGACATCGAAGGCATGTATGACGCGATAGTCGGTAGCGCGTCGCAGGAGTATCAGATCGCACATTGAGATGGTCCAGGAAGACATCACCGCAGCGAACAGGAAGTCGGCACTTGAACAGGTGGAGCAGGACAAGCGCAACGATGCACTGAAGGCGGAAATGAAAGCAGAGATTCTTATGAATTGCGTCCCACCCCGGCATCGCACATTCATTGGCGAAATGGACAGAAGAGCCGAAGCGCTACAGGAAGTAGGACGGGAGAACGTCGAAGCCTCCCGCAACAATTAATAAATACATTCGTGGACAACATCACAGAATTGGTAAAGTACAGTGTCACTGATGAAGCCCTCGCACAGTACCGCAAGGAGTTTCTTCCCCTCACGATCAAGGGCTTGGACGATGTAGAGGGATATGAGAAGGTGCGGGATGCTCGCCTCTTCATAAAGGCAGAGCGCGTGAATGTCGAGAAGAAGCGCGTTGAGCTCAAAGCATCGGCACTGGAGTATGGCCGGGCGGTGGATGCGGAAGCAAAGCGCATCACGGTTGCCATCGAGGAAGTGGAGGATCACCTCATGGCCGAGCAGAAGAGAATCGACGACGAGAAGGAGCGCATCAAGTTCGAGAAGGAACAGCGTGCAGTCTTGCCGGAGCGCATGGCGAAGCTTGCCGAGTTGGACGCAACGATGACCGAGGATGAAGTCCTCAAGTTGGATGGTCCTGCATTTATGGCGGTCCTCAATGGTTTCCTTTCCAGGAAGCTCGAGAGGCAGCGCGTTGCCCAGGAAGAAACGGAGCGGGCGCAGCGAGCTGAAGCGGATCGGATCGAGGCGGAGAAGAAGGCGATCGAAGATAAGAAACTTGAGGCGGAGCGCGAGGCGCGGCATAAAGCCGAAGTTGAGGAAGCAAAGCGGAGGGCCGCCGAGGATGCACGCATTCAGGCAGAGATCGATGCCAAGCGGAAGGAAGACGAGCGCATTGCCGCGGAGGCGGCAGCGAAGGCCGAGGCTGAACGGATCGAGGCGGAGCGCCCTGACGCCGAGAAACTTCGTGCATTCTCTGGAGTGTTCATGGCCATTGCATGGCCGGTGGTCACTAGCAAGAGAGCGGTGGCAAAGGTCGCAAAGGTGCGGAAGGTCGTGGACGAGATTGTGGACGAGTTGCAGGCAGCGTAGTGCAGAAAATAAACCTTAATAATTTCATTCAAACATGAGCACATTAGCGAAGCAGTTGGCGGAGAAGGCGCGCGAAAAGGGCGCGATTGCAGAAAAGAATCAGTTCTTCAGTGTTACCGATAAGAAGAAAGTGGATGCCGGCGGCGGTCAGATGATCGACGTAGAGGTGCCGAATGGTCAGCATCGGGTGAAGATCCTTTCGCAGAGCATCGGCAAGGGCAAGAGCTTCAACGGTGCGGAGCAGGAAGAACTGCAGATGGTCATTATCGACAACGGTGTCGAGAAACTGTGGAATATGCCGATCAGGAATGAGGACGGCAATCTCTATTACCTCATCGAAGACCTGGAGGACATCGAAATCGGCGAGGAGTTCTTTGTCGAGGCGTTCAAGTTGAAGAACGGGAAGTACGGCAAGCGCATTTCAAAGGTCGCAAGCAAATCGTCGGGTGAGCATATTCCGACCATTCAACTCGATGAGCCAATTGGTGAAGGAGATCGTCCAGGCCTGGGAGGCGGAGAGGATATTCGGCCGGAGGACATCCCGTTCTAGCAAGGACCCGTCCGTCGAGTACGTGACGACGATCTATTGGGGTGGGACGATGACGAATCCTGACATCACTTGCACCTGCCCCACGGCAACGTTTCAGCGGAAGTTGTGCCGACACGCAGAGGAAGTGTGGAACGAGCTTAGTCCTTTTACGAAGAACGACATAGTGCATCACTACGAGATAATCGCGAAGCCGTGGTATCGACCGAAACAGCAATAGACATTATGGGCCGCTCAGAGAATATGGGGGAATATCTGAGTGAGTGAAGACTCCATGGAGACCCTCCCCGCGTAGCTATTTGTTTCGAGAGGCAGTGAAAACAGTGTTGCCCTGCGGTACGTTGACCTGCCGAAGCGTGCCGTCCTTGTCCTCAAACCATAGCGATGCGCTGTCGCCCGCGACAAACCTTCCGTAGTAGCCAGGGACACTCGTTCGCTGTTCAGCATGGATTGGTGTTGAGGAGTGTGTCCCGACCATGTATCCAGTCAGCAGCAGTGCTACGCCAATACCAATCCGCAGAATTCGTGCTTGCATCACAAGTTTCTCCTCTTAGCCAAGGTTCTACATGACAATGACGTGGAAGGGCGAACAAACGTTCAACAATCAATCCTAGGCGCCAGACGCCACAAAACAAAAGAAATGAAAATCTACCAAATCGCCGGCAAACACTATGCCGCATCTGGAGACGACCTTTATGAGAAGGTGCCAGAGTTTAGCTTGCTTGAGCCTCAAAGTGAAGAAGATTCGGCCTCGACGTTCGCTCCCAAGCGCAAGAAACACATGACGAGTGCGCCGAAGAGCACGAAGCGCGGTCGGAAAGGCAAGATCCATTGCAAGATCTGTGACGGCTACGGCCACTTTGCCAAAACATGTCCCAAGCGCGATGGCGACCTGCCGCTGGACGAAGAGCCGCCGGTCAAGCGCGAAATCACTAAGGAGATAGTGGATGAAGTGAGTGCCGCGCATCCAACCTGGGACTCGCTAAAGATCGCTGCAGAGCTCAAGTGTCGATTGAGCGACGTGAACAAGTTCTGGTGACGACATGACCACAAAAAAGACGGCGGTTTTCACCGCCGCCCTGGGAGCGAGGAAACCGCGCGAACGTTCTAGTGCTTTCCCGTTCCCGTTTTCTGAGAATCTTCTTTCTTCTCTCCGCCTTGAACATCTTTCTTTGGTGCCTGTTGGGTCTGCTGGCCGGGCTGTTTCGTTGCATTCGATGGGTCGCTCTGTCCAGACTGCGAGCCCGACTGCTGATTGCGAACGTCTTTTACGTCATCGTGCGCCATGGTGTAGATACTCCTTGTCGCAGTATGATGCGCACCCTGTCGAAATGGGTACGCTGCAGGTTGAAATGCTCTAGAGAACCCTTAAAGCTAATCAAAGCATAATGATCCAAGATACATCGCTCTTCGCCTATAGCGTCGCCACGCAAAATCTCGGTGCAAAACAGAAGCAAGTTCTCGACGCGCTGCGGTTCTTCCCGGATGCAACGAACGCGGAAATCGCCGCGCATTTGAGGTGGCCGGTGAATAGGATCACGCCGCGCATCCTGGAGCTAAGGAAGATGGAACTCGTGTTTGATGGTGGGCGCCGGACGTGCAAAGTGACGGGAAGCACTGCTCATTGTTGGCGCGCCAAGCATCCGGTGTTGCCGCCGGCAAGAGAAGAGAAAAAGGTCGAAGGAAATCCACAATCATTAGGAATATGAAGAAATCAACTGAAAAGGAGTTTGAAGAAATTGCAGAAGAGACGCAATCTCGTTGCGACTCGGTCGAGTGTTCAAAAAAGGATTACCTTGAGGGACTGGACATTGTCATCTCGATGCTCGAATCGGCAGCCGATTGCACAAGAGAAGAGTTGCGCCGCGAGAAATGACCACCCGCATCGACTTCAAAGTGGGAGCCTGGGATTGCTGGCGGAATATGTTTGGCGAATGGGGCGCGATCTTGAGCAGGAAGGGCGAGCAGCCGGTCATCATCAAGGGGTGTGCGACAAAGGAACAATTAATTAAACAAATCAATGAACAGAGATGAATTTGAGTGGGCATTTGTTGGACTTATGATTGGGCTCGTAGTGTTTTTAATCCTTCTCGCGACGAACGTGATAAGTATTCCATCGGCACAAGAGAGTGATCAGCAAGGATGTGAGTATGGTCCTGTGTGGGATAACGCTGGTTTGTGTGCTCAAACACCGGCAGACGCGATGCCGCCAATCTTGAATCCCTATATTTATTGCCACGGAGGATATGACGGCCCATTCCTGCACGATTGGGGACTGATCTGTGTTTCAGAACTTGAAAATCTGAATGGCGTGATGTCGAGCAGTTCGGAGTGGTTGAGCCCAGAAGCGGTGAATGACGCGCTTAATTCAGCCCCGACAAGCACAGTATGCAAATCATTTTTGGTGGATGGAATATGCTATGAATCTCGCTCCCGCGCTACAATATCCGTTTTGCGATATACCACCGGGACCATAAATATGTATCCCAATTCGCTATACAAAGTTGAGATTTATAGCAATCCACAACCGACAAGCACCCCATAAATAGAAACTCAGAATTGATCGGTCAGGAATACGTGATGAATTGGAACTTGCTGCGGGCCACCGATGGTGAATTCATCATTGATAAATATGACCTTCCATTGTTTGCCATTTCGCTCCATGATCTCGCCTTTCGCGTGGCGCGGAATCTCTCCTATGAGGTCCTCAACAACTTCATCGCTTGTCGCGTCGCCGTTATACCGATAAACAATTTGTTTCGTGTCCATCGCCGTCATCTTGATTCCCTTTCCCTAGTGCACTGCAACGCGCACCAAATATACCCAGTACGTAGGGATTTGAATAAGATTGCCGAGGCTCAACTCCTGCTCCACCGCTTCAATTCTCCACGAGATTCCATGTCTTGAAAGAATGTCGCCCTTCGTGAAGGTGAGCATGCCGTGTGCATCAAAGTCCATTTCGTCCGACTGATCGCCGTCATATTTGTAAACAATATGCTTCATATCCTAATGACGATTGTACGCTTTGAAGCTTGCGTCGTTTGGTTCAGTTCACCGATGCATCTACCAAATAGACAAAGATCGTCGGCATCTTTAGTCGATGCCCGCTGAATTCCTCTGATAGCACCGACTCGATCTTCCAATTCCGGCCGCACCGAGAGATGATGTCACCCTGCTTGAGCACAAGCTCGTGCGTGAGATCGATCTCCAGATCGTCAGCTAGCAGAATATTCGAATATCTATAAAAGATCCTTCGAGCGCACGGCATGTTGTCCCCACTTGACGGTAGGTGTGAGAATTCTACGCTTTAATTAACCCCCATGCGCGGCGAACCCAAATACATAAGCCAGGAATGCAAACGCAGGGATCACTCGGCATGTGACGGCTATGTGCCGCGCGGCTATGACGAGCCGCACGATCACGAATGTTCGTGCCCGCATCATCTCCCCTCGGCCATTGCAGAGCAAATATCGCGCCGGTTCGGACGAGCGATTGAAGGGCTAGGCGATGAACAAAAGAAATGACCTTAACTCCTTACCTTCAAAAGCGCTTCGCAAAAAAGCATAGCCATAAATATTTCGTAGACACAGTGACGAACGACGCGGTGTGTCTTTGCGGGAAGGTCAAGGGCTCCGCGCCGATGGCCTCCAACAAATATCACGCCAAGACATGCTTCTATAACGGGTTTTGGTACGACTCAAAGTTCGAGGCGAACTACGCCATGAATCTCGATATGCGGCTCAAGGCGAACGATATTGATTCTTGGGAGCGCCAGTATCCGGTCCGGATCATGTACAACGGCGAGAAGATCTGCGCTCTATGGGTAGATTTTCGAGTAAAGCAGACGGACGGGAGCTATGAACTCGTGGAAGTGAAGGGATTTGAAACCGATGTGTACAAGCTAAAGAAGCGGCTCCTGGAGATCATGTGGCTTCCCGATCACCCAGATCATACTTATCTCGTCGTTAAGTAGATCTACCACGTTTCGCGCCATGAGTGATGTACCCGGCTTTTAGCTGCTCAAGATCGAGGAGGATGAACTCGCCCTCTATGCCTACACGTAGACTCACCTGATGAAAATCGCACCACGCAATCAGATCTCCGGGAATAGTACTGCGCTCGCCGCCGATACCGGCTTCTATTCTTAGTTCACACCCGCCGATTGCCTCTTTGCCACACCCGCCGACGTCACATATAACTTTCCTACCGTCTTTGCTCAACATTTAAATATTGTACGTTCTGCTTAGGACTGCGCTGCGAATGGGTCCGAGAGTGTATGAGCAGCTTTACTTTGAGCTCAGAAGTCACCACCGGAAATAATTCGAGGGGGTTCCAACTCTTCTCGGCGAGCACGGAGTTTTGCTATTTTGTCGTCAATCTTTGCCAGGCGTGCAGCCAGTCTATCCTGGAATCCATAAATGTCCTCTTCATCGAGACCCCGCAGAGCAGCGCGACAATAATCAACATCCCGTTTGCTGCAAGGCGAAGCGCGTATGCGCTCGCGGGAGTGTCCGCGAGAAAACTCGTTATGAATGTCGATGCTGTTATGCACAAAAGAGCTAAAACGCCGAACACGTCTCGGAACATCGAAAGATAGAAGGCCTTTTCATTGGTCAAGATTCTGCGCATCTCAAGTTGCTCATTTATCTGCCGATCAATTTCCTTAATTGTTGTGGGAGAAATCAGATTGCGCACATCGCGCCACAAGAATTTGAATATTTCGATCAGGAATGCCGCAACCACGGCCAGCACCACCGCTATCAAAAGATCTATGGGGTGCATCACAATCCACTTGCCTATCATTTCCTAATTCCTTTTTCTGCTTTCATGCGAAGCGTGTCGAGGGATTTCTTCAGATATTTTCTCCCGGTCGGCCCATGTGTAAGCCGGAACTTCAATAGGGATCGTGAAAAGACACTGAGCGCAAATACCAATCCTATGCCCAACCAAAATATGGCGAATATTTGCGCGTTCTGGCTCTGCCCATGATTGTTTTGGTGGGATACTAGTTCTCCCGAACTAGAAATTACTCCTATTGATGTGAGAAAACATAAGATTACAAGCGCAATTATTGAGCCCAGGATCATAAGCGTGAACTCAGCTGCTTTCATCATCAGTTCTTCGAACTCAGTAATCTCTGACTCAGTCAGTTGGTCTTCAATGTTCTTAATCCGTTTTTGCAAGGAAGCCTTCGACCGCTCCGCCCACCAGTCCTTGAGTTTTGGCGTGAGGAAGTTAGCAAAGAGATTCGCCGGCACCATCAAGACGAGCGCCATTACCGCGAGTACAAACGACCACCATGCGAGGTCATGCCCAAGCCACATACATTGATCCCCTCCACCACATCGTTTATTACGATAAGTCTAGCTTGTCATCTACTATTGCCATGCACGCATTGACAGCTTCATATTCCGGCATGAGATCGGTTGTGACGACCGTGCCATCGGGTTCAACGGCCCAATGCTGGTTTTTGAGTATTTGCCGTCTGAGATTTCGCGCTTCTCTCAATTCAGTGAATTCAACAATGCCCACCATGAAAGAGCCTCGATGTCGGATAAACTTGTCATCATCTGGCGACGGGCTAATTCCGACCGTTTGTTTCATGTAACGACCCTGGGGATCTTCCATCCGAATAGTGTAAGTGGAAAGCATATCACTCAGTTTTGGATAGAACTTAATACGCAAAGACCGCCAGTGAAAGATGCGGTTGAAAAGGACATTGACGGCTCCGCCGGCAAGTCCGCCGCCCACCATTGAGACGACAAGCTGCGCGTTATCCATACCACCTCACTTTGACAGACATTGCGACCATTGTACGATCGCGACTATTCCCCCATGAACATCCGAAGAAGCTGGACAGCCGGAACTTCCCTTCGTGCATCCCATCAGGCCAGGAGGGAAAAATGGCTACGTCAGGCAATCCGCTCGCGCCCAATCCAGAGACCGACATCGACAGCGACGAAATTCACGGCATTCCGCTGAGGGATCTTGATACTGGCGAAGTAGAAGTAGTTGACCCCGAAGAAGAAGAGGAAGAAGAGCTCCCCGAAGGCATGGAGCCTGAGGGCATCTAGTAGCCGCTACCAGCCCTGCACTACAAATGGAGCCTCGCAGAAGACCACGAATTTGCCGTCTTCCCGTTCCTCGATTCTGAAATCTTGGATCGTGTGCTCGCCGCCAAATGAGGAAGGGATCGTCACGCCCTTTCGATTGAAGTCCTGCACATGGACCTCCACGGACTCGCGCGTAGGCCAAGTCGCTCCGTCTTTCGGCGAAGTTGAGAACCAGTAGTCGATGGTTTGATGGTCGTCATCTTCGCGGATTTCCCACCGTACGACATAGCCCTTCATACGTTCTCCTGGGGATTGACGAATTCTGCCTACATTGTACGATTAGGTTATTCCCCCATGACGGACAGGTCATTCAAGAAATTCCTCAGATTGCTCTGCACTGTCCTACTCACAGTCCTTGCAAGCGTGGCGGTCGTCGAACTTGTCACGCGGGTCTTCTAAATTAATTACCCATTACATGATTCGAGCGTTAGCGAAGTGGGCAGCAAAGAAGTATTACGTCTTCAATCAGGAATTTCAGGCGTCCACGGCCGATCTGCACGCAGGCCTTTCGCTCCGGCTCGCCGGGGAGAAGCGTGAGCTCATCGAAAAGCTGAACAAGGAAGCCGACGACATCGAGGCGAACATCAAGGCCGTCGATGAGAAACTCGCGACTGGCTATTGGGAGTGTGAGAACGGGCATGAGGAGCCACAAAGCACAGCCTTCGCTGAAATTGAGCTTGAGATTGCGAGGCAGTGCTCAACTTGTCATAAGCCCATGAAAATGGTTCGACGTGATCTCATGACCGGCCAGGAGAAATACGAATCCGATCGGGAGAAAGCTGAGGCGCAGAAGATCGCCACGAACAAGCGCGCGCAGGCCAAAGCCGAGGAAGAGAACGCGGCGGGCAGCGAGCAGACCGCGAAATATTTCCAGGACCAGGCGAAGAACAACCGGACGATAGCTGAACGAATACGAAGCTTATGATCCATTCCCGACGAAAAGGTCGAGACAAACCTAATCATCAATATAGATATGTCAGACGATAATCATTTCATCGCACATCCGGACGGAGGCATCACGACCGAATCGGCGCAAGCCGAGGCGGCAGCGGCGCCGGCAGAGATCGCTGAGACTCCAGTTGAAGCGGCGCCGGAAACTCCGGAGACGGAAGCCCAGCCGGAAGAAGCGGCCCCAGAGAAACCTGCAGAAGAGCCAGCTGCGGAGCCGGAGGAGAAGACCGAAGAATAGCAATTAATCCGGGAACGCGTATCCGCAAGGACCGCGGCAGGAACCAATAGGCGCGAACCGTTCTAGACGGTATTTTGCCCGAACAAGGCATGCAACTCCTGCGCAACCGCCCCACCCGTCGGGCAAAGGGGCTTCCCGGCTTCTTACTGCACGATCTCGTCCGTGAGGCCCATATTAAGCTTGCATTCAAGGCACACGTCGAGTTTTACGTTTCCGGCTGGATCGGTGGTCAGGCTTGGCGCGTCATCCATTTCCGAAATCACTGACATCAGGATGGAAGCCCGTTCCTTTGGAACGATACTCGTTATGAACCGCGCGCCCATTTCGATGGGCTCATTACATACATCGCAGACTCGAACCCCTTCAATAAGCATTACGCAAATTTATCAAATATATGATCGAACGTTACACCATAAAATTCGGCCGGGCGGTGAGCCAGAAGGAGCTTGAGAAGGCTTTAGATGAATTGGGCGATACGCCCCTTGATTCCGGTGGCCTACACCGGATGAAGGCGCGGATTGAGATAATTGCAGATTTCGGAGACCTCAAGAAAATATCGGAATTCATTCAGCGTCTCAAGAACGACTAGGGTGCTTTTACCATTTTGGTGATGATCGCAGCTACAAAGACACCCAACACGAACGCTATCCCTCCTCCGATGAACTGGATCAATTTCATTTGACTATTTAGAGAAGTAACTTGCTGTGTCAAGTCTTTCACCTGGGACTTCGCGTCAGCCAGATCATGCTCCACAAGTTCGGTCTTTGTTTGTACAGTCGTCAATTGCGGAGTGAGCCGATTACTTAGATCTTCGACTTCGGATTGTGCCCGGTGTCGTTTTGTCTTCTCTGTATCTTTCGCGACTGCACCGATGTCCGAGAGCATCACAGTGCAGACAATGACTATGCCAAAACTCAAGGGGCGCCAAGGGAGCTTCATGGCAGAGGATTATAGGCTCTCGTCTAGCCTTGCGCACTGGCTTTTATTTGTACGAGCTGTACGATTAACTAAACCTCCCATCGGCACCATGCCTCCCCTATCTATAAAAACCAAGCATTACCATCGCGAGCGCGTCCGCAGCCTCATAGTGCAGAACCCGCACATCAGCGCCGAGGGCATTCGCAAGGCACTTGAAGTTCAAGGTCTGACCCTCGACCGCCATTACATAGGCTCGCTTTTGAAGGCGATCCACACCGAACGCGCCAAACGCGCCGACACATGGACCCTCAACATGGCGCTCACTTCCTTCCAAGACGCGATGGCCGAGATCGCCCGCGTGGGCTGGGAGATAGCTAACGATAAGTTCGCCCCCGGCCGTGACCGCGCCGCAGCACTCCGCGAAGTGCAAAAGGCGTATATACGTTGGCAGCAACGAACACGACGTATGCGAAGTTCAATCCGATCACGGACGCTGGAAACGTCATCGCCACTTTGGAGGAATCCATCTTGGACGGCGCCGCATGGTACATGCACCGCACCGTCTGGGCTGCGATCCGAACCGAATTGGCTTCGACTTCCGGCTTGCCTTATTTGGCCTTTGGCGGCCTCATGGGCAAGGATGAACTCGCACATGACGCTACTGGCGGCCCCATAAAGCCGGCAGGAGGCATGGGCGGATTCCCCGTCTATACGAACCGCTGGCTCCCCGCAACCACCGTTGGCTCGCAGGCGAACACTGCTTTCATCATCTTCGGAAACATGAAAGCGTGCGCGTTCGGCGACAAGGGCGACTTGCGCGTGGCCCAGTTCGAATCGGGCTCGTTCGGCGGCAAAGAGGTAGCTCTTTCTGACCAGCGCGGCATCGTTTACAAGCACCGCCACGCATTCGTGGTCGTGCTCCCCAAAGCATTCACCGTCGTCTATACAGCGGCGTCCTAGTCTGCACTATCCGCTTCCGGTCTGCGCTCATTCCAAACCGCGGGCCGGAGCGGATGGGGAAAATAAACCGCCCGTCGAAGCGCGCAAGCGTTTCGTCCCTTCCGAATAAAGTCGAGGGAAGGCAGGGGCCAAACAATCATCAGCATGAAATTCAATGCATATGACGACATCCATCAGGTGTCGAGCGTCATCCCGCAGAGCGTCACGGGCGCCGTCAATGGCGTCTCGGTCGATACCCAGGGGTACGACAACGCGAAGCTCCACGTGTACTCGGCCGAAGCCTCGGGTTCTCCGAGCGCCGCGTCGCTCGTGGTCACTCTCCAGGAGAGCCTTGACGGCTCAACCAGCTGGGCGAACGCGCTCGATAACACCGGGACCGTCATCGGTTTCACCCTTACCGGCCTCCAGGCCGCAGCAGGAGTGAACGCCGCTCGCATCGAAGGCCTCAACCTTAATCGGAAGCGGTACCTTCGCATCGTGGTGACGCCGTCCTTCACCGGCGGCACGTCGCCCGCGGTCCTCGCGTACGGCGAGATCGTCTTCGGTGGTGGAGCACAGCAGCTCCCCGTCACATCAGCAGCTTCGAACACCTAGTTCGAATCTTCGCTCCGTGGCTCTTCCGGTGAGGTAAGAGCCACGACACGAGGATATTCCTCGATTCACATGCCAGGAGAACAAGTCTATCCATATGCCTTAACAACCCTGCAACGAGTCAAAGATCGTTTGCAGATCAATAACACCGATTCGGACACGGTCCTCATGCGGCTCATTAATGGCGCGACCGACTTCATCGAGCGCGAGTGCGGCAAGACCGGTCTCGAATCGTATCCGAACGACGGGCATTTTATCCAGAAGACCTATACGAACGAGGTCTACACAACGCAGGGACGGAAGCAGGAGCGCCTCGTCCTCCGGAACTCGCCGGTCACGTATCTCACGGTCACAGGCAATCTGACATCCGGTTCTGCCAATGTCACGGTCGCGCCGTATACGGGCATTGTTGCCGGAATGCCGCTCTACAACATTCAAGGACTATTCCCCCAAGGGACTACTGTTCTCACTGCGGGGAGCAACGGCGCGCTCACGATGAGCCAACCAGCGAGCGCTTCGCAAACAGGCGCCGTGTTCGAGATCAGTGGCCTCATTTCCTTCCAGTGGCGATCAGGCACACCGAGCAATCCCAATTGGACAAGTTTCATCCAGGACCAATTCGAGCTCGACCAGCAGGGGCGCTCGGGCATCATCCGGGTTTACGGTTCGATCCCAGGGCTTTACAACAACATGATTCGCGCGACCTACGTCGCCGGGTTTCCGGCGAACTTTGCGAATGCGGGCGATGGTGCGACGCATCAACTTCCAGCCGATCTCACGAACCTCTGCGAAAACCTTGTCGTCCGGATATTCAAGCGCCGCCTACTCGACGGGAGAGCAAGTGAGAACATCCAGGGTGCGACGACGTCATGGAAAGACAGGCTCGACGCGTTCGATCTTAACGTCATCCAGAACTACCGGCGCGTAGGCAATATTTTCTAACCCAATGCAAGGCTCAACCTTCTCAATTTCAATCCCAAATCTTCCGAAGCTCCAAGAGGCGCTTGCAGACTATCCCGCCATCTCCACGCCGATCATCCAGAACGCAGTCGTCGCCGCGCAGGCGATCCTTGCGAAGTTCACGACTGCCGCCACGGTCCCGATCAAGACCGGATACCTTGTGCAGAATTGGGCGTTTGAGATCGGAAACCTCACGGCACGATGGTATCCGCGCGCAAGCTACGCACCATTCGTCGAGTTTGGCACCGGACCGCACATCATCAGAGCGGTGAATAAGCGCGTGCTGGCGAATACCCAGACGGGGCAGGTGTTCGGCCCTGTCGTCCACCATCCCGGCACGAAGGCTAATCCCTTCATGGAACGCATCGTCGCGGCCTCCCAGCCCGACATCGAATCGCTCTTCGTCCAGGCGCTCGACAAAGTAATGGCCCAGATCGCCGAACAATCCAATGCCTAGTACCACTCCCGCGCAGAACATGAAGAACGCGATCGTGACCGATCTTCAGTCGCTTGTCACGAGCGGTGTTCTCGGCTCATACAATGCGGACGATTTCACGAAGCTCAATCCCCTGGACCGGACATGGGGAACGTTCCCGGCGGCGCTCGTCATTCCTCCGACCGTCGGCCAATCGGAATACTATGACGTCGCGACGAACCTCCGGGAATATACGTGGTACGTCATGGTTATCACGACGCCGGAGAATCTTTCCGGCTCAGATCCCACCTATCTTGAAAGCCTGATCGACAACGTGCTCCAAGCTTTCGACAACGATGTCACCTTGCAAGGGATGGCGGTCGGCGGCGTGAGTCCGGCAATTCTAGATCCACCCGGGCCTGTGAGTAGCAACAGCGTGACATACGTCGTGTTCTACATTACGCTTAAAGCAAAGACACTGGTCCCCGCCGCAGTCCAATAAATTAATCAATTACATCCGTGGAAATTCCAAAAACCCAGAACAAAATGATCGACAGCAATGACGTCCAGAACAAGGACGTACAGCCGACGACCATCAAAGCCGCCTCGCAGCTCGAGAACGAGTATTTCTACCCAGAATCGAACGGCTATCAGGCGATCACCATCCGTGCCGCCACGCGCCAGGACGCGCAGGCAATTTACCTCGTAAAGCGAACGCCGGTGAGTCCGGAGGAAAGGTCGCCAGAATTAGAAACCGATAAACAATAAAAATGTCACAAAAAGGAATTGGAAGACGGTTCAGCATCGGGATCGCCAAGGAAGTGACCCGCGGCACCGCCATTTCTTCCGCCAACCATTGGCTTCCGTTCAGCGACGCATCGATCGACGAGAAGTATGAGAACGTCACGCAGGACGAAGCATACGGCGTCATCGAAGATTCGGTAGGACAGTTCCGCGTGAAAAACTGGGCAGAAGGTACGCTCAAGGTTCCCCTCACGGACCTCAGCTTGCCGCTGATCCTGTATTCGATGTTCGGCGCGAGCGCGGACACCACGCACTCGGGCGAATCGACCGTCTACGACCACAAAGCGACGGTCGGCGAGAGCGCACAGCACCAGTCCCTCACGTTCTTCATCCACGACCCGCTTGCGGCCGTCGATTACTCCCACGCGCTGGGCGTCGTCCACAAGATGGATCTCGATGTCGAGCTGAAGAAGTTCGCCGAGCTCTCGCTCTCCGTGAAGGCCTTGAAGGGCGTCTCGCAGTCCTCGTTCACCCCGTCCATTGCCGCGGAGAATCGTTTCCTCCCGCAGTACATGACGTTCAAGTACGCGACCTCCGTCTCCGGGATCTCCGGAGCGACTGCCATACCGCTGAAATCGTTCAAGCTCTCGCTTGACGCCAGCATCGAGGACGACGAAGTCCTCGGCAGTAACGCACCGATCGATTACCTGAACAAAGAGTTCAAAGTGACCGGGTCGCTTGAGGCGATCTGGCAGAACGAGTCCGACTTCAAAACCGTCTCACTCGCAACGCCGAACGTTCCCCAGGCGCTTTCGATTGTGCTGCAGAACACGGACGTGAACATCGGCGTCGTCCCGTCGCATCCGACGGTGAACATCACGCTCGACCAGTGCTACTTCACCGAGTTCAGCCGTCCGATAAAGATCAAAGATCTCGTGTACCAGACCGTCAAGTTCAAGGCCGTCTATTCGACCGCAAACTCGGAGATGTTGAACATCGTCACGACGAACACTGCCGCGACGAGCGCATAGCAATAAAAACTAAATCCTCACCACAATGTCAGAACGCAAAAACAGGACGATCACCACTCCGTCCAATCACACCGTCGAACTCAAGGAATATATCTCCGCCGGGGAATTTCTCGACATCAACGACGCAAAGGAAGGCGCAGAACTTTCGAAAAGCGAGCTTGCAAAGCGCCTCGTGAATCTCGCGGTCGTTTCGATCGACGGTGTTTCCGAGAACGTTCCCACCCTGATCCGCGACCTACCCCTCGGCGATTATCTCTTCCTCAGCAAGGAAGTGACGAAGATCGTAAACGGGGATTTTACGGAGGCGAAGACTCCAACGCAGAACTGATCTGGCACGAGTTCTTCGCCCTCGGGCGCGCATATCTCCCGGCGGAGATGAGAGACATTCTCTTATGCCGCGAGATGAAATGGGACTGGTTCACCTTAAGAGCCCAGCCAACTTGGTTCAATACCAACCTTCTCATCATGCTCCAAGCCGAGGCAGAGGAGGCAAAGCGCAAATCGAACGCTTAACTTATTCAACACATATATGAGAACCCGCCAAGAGATACAAGAGCACGTTAAGAGCCTCAATGGCTCAATGCCCGGCATCCCCAACGTGACCAGGATGCTCGCCATCGTTGTCGAGTTACTGCTCGACATCCGGGATGAGGACAGAGAGAAATCCGAAAAACAGTAAAACAATTCCTTTCATCAAATCATGTCAGCCGATTCCTCATCGAATCTAGAGATCGTAATTTCCGCCATCGACGAAGCGTCGGCCGCTTTTGATGAGGTAAGCGCGTCGCTTGAAGGATTATCAGAAGCCGCGGATGCGTCAACTGCTGAGATCAGCGCCAGCATGGAAGGATCAGCGACGGTCATCACGACAGGAACCCAGGAGATTGAGGGTTCGCTGGACGCCTGGCAAGCAGCTATGTTCAGCACAGGTGCCGCCGCGCAGGCCATGACCGACGAGGTCGCGCTCTCCTTTCAGGAGTTCACCGCCTCCGAGGAGGCTGCAGCAGAGGAATCTGCCGCAGCAAGCGAGGAGATTGCGACGTCAAGTGCGCTGACAAAAGGGAGTTTCACCTCGATCGGTGTCGTCGCTGCGCTTGCATTCGCGGCAGTAGCAAGCGCTGTAAGCGGCGCCGTGTCGTCCGCACAAGGATGGGATGAAGAGTCTGCCATCATCAGCCAGACGCTCAAAGACACGGGATCTGCAATTCCGCTCTCTCAAGTTCAGGAATACGCGCAGCATGTGCAGAGCATCACGCTCCTCACTCAGCAGCAGGCCCTCCAATCACAAGGCCTGATTTTGTCATATAAAGATCTCCAGCCCAATTATCAGTCACTTACTTTGCTCTCGGCCGATCTCGCGACCAAGATGTCGCAGGCGTCCGGCACCATGACCGATAATCTCCCGAACGCGACGAAGATCCTCGTCAATGCCCTTGAAGACCCCGTCGCCGGCATCAACCAGCTCATCCGACAAGGTACGGTAGCGTTCCCGGTAGCGACCGTGACCATGATCGAGAACATGGCGAAGGTTGGCGATACCGCGGGAGCTGACGCGCTCATCCTCGAAACATTGAACGGCAAAGTGGGCGGCATGGCGCAGGCGGCAGCGCAAGCACCCGGGGCAGGACTCACACAGCTTTCAAATTCCCTCACTTCCCTCGGCACGCAAGTCGGGAACGATCTGCTACCGGATCTCGATGCCCTAGCAAAGGCCCTTCTCCCGATCATCACCGACATCACGAACTGGGCAGCAGAACATCCGAAGCTCACCGAAGCGCTTGTTGCCGGTGTTGTCGTCTTCACGGCCCTTCTCGCGATCCTCACCGTCGTCGGCCTTGTTGTCGCTGCCGTGGGTTCGGCGTTTGCCGCGGCCGCTGTATCGATCGCCGCAGTAGTAGCGGTTCTCGTAGCAGTGATCGTCGCAAATTGGCAAACCATCAAGGATGATACCGAAACGGTTTGGAACGGCATTTCGGCATTCTTCACTTCAGGATGGAGTTGGGAAATTAACCTTTTCAAGACCTCATTTGACGCAATCCAAAATATCTGGAATACCGCATGGAACGGTATGAGCACGATTCTCGGCGACATTTGGACCACGATCCAGAACACGGTGAAAACGGGGATCGATTACGTCATCTCCGCCATCAACGGCTTCATCAATGCGCTTGATGCGATCCACATTTCAATACCTTCGATTTCGATTCCCGGCACAAAGCTCGCCACACCGTCCATTAATCTCGGCTTTAGCATTCCCGACATCCCCATGCTTGCGGACGGAGGATTCGTCACCCAACCGACGCTTGCCATCATCGGTGAAGCCGGCCCAGAAGCCGTCATGCCGCTTTCAAGTATGAATGCGAACGGCGGCGGGTTCAGCGGACAACAAATCATCGTGAACATCACCGGCGGCTACTACCTCGACCAGCAAGCGGCAACGCAGATCGGGAACACCTTGGCAAAGCAAATCGTCCAGCAAATCCGGGTGAAAAACTACGCCTTCTAATCCATGGCCTCTAGCGTACGCATCAAGGACAACGGTGTTGATATAACACAATCCGTCGATTGGAAGTCCATCGACTTCACAAGCGTGTTGACTAAGGAGTCGGGCGTTGGCAGATTCAACGTCCGTCAGGGCGTCGGTCAAACCTACCCGGTCAAAGTTGTTCCGGCAATCGGCGACACGATCGAGCTTTATGACTCGACTGGCGTCATTTTCGGCGGCACGGTCACGGAAGTGGAACCCATCATCAGCGGCCTCATGCTCACGTGGCAGGTGACCTGCACTGATTGGGGATTTTTGCTTGACGGAACCCTCGTCAAGAAAAACTACTCCATGTTGGACCCTCACGACATCGCGATCGACATCATGACCACCTTTTGCGCGGGAAAGGGGTTCACGACGAACCACGTGCAAACAGCAAACTTCCTCATTCCTTCGATCAAGTTCAATTACCAGCAGCCGAGCAAAGCGCTCCAGTCACTTGCAAACCTTATCGGGTGGGACTGGTATATCGATCCGAACAAGGATCTTCATTTCTTTTTGGGCGACGTTGACGATGGCGTAAGCAGCGGCGGCGGCGTTGCTCCGATCACTGTAGATGGCACGAGTGGCGGTATCGAGTGGAACTCGCTCGACGTGGACCTCAGCATCGCGAACATGCAAAACAGCGTATACGTGATCGGTGGAACCTATCCGAAGACCTTTACTGCTGCCAATACCTCGGACACGTTCCTGACGGACGGAATCCGGCAGTTCTTCAGTATTTCGTATCCCTACTATTCTCCAACCGCCGTTGACTATGAGGCCGTGCCCATCACCGTCACCCTCGCCGGGGTCCCGCAGACCGTCGGTATCGCCAACCAGGACGATCCCTCCGCATTCCAAGTAATGTACAACGACCAGCAGCGGTGGATACAGTTCCCTGCAGGAGCTCCTTCGAGCGGCCAAACCGTCAAGGTGTTCGGAACGGCAAAGGTCCCCATCGTCGCTCACGCTGAAGACGCGACGAGCATTGCGACCTACGGTGAACGTCAGGGAGTGGTTACCGACACGAAAATTTTGAGCGTTCCGGAAGCGCAGGCTCGCGCCACAGCACAAATCCTCCAATTCGGACATCCGGTCTATGATGTGAAGT